ATGGTCTTCAATAAAACCATGTATGCATTATTTTAACGCCCGAATGAGCGAAATCATTTACATTTACTCCCAGTTTTGGAGGTTCTTTTGAACTGTAAATGTTTCAATAAATGGACATTAAACAATGACGACAATATATAGTATTTTTACTACCCGCATTTATGTAGGCTCTGAAATAATATATAGGATTTGCTTTACTTCGACACAATTCATTCAGAAGTAATTGTATCTGGACACTCTACGACAAAACTCTCGCCTTATCAACTAATAGTGATCTTATTAGTTTTGGCCCCGCCTCTCTTCTTCACACAACTGTGTGAGATCAAAGAAGCAATTCTTTTGCACATTTCTTTTTGAGAAAGAAATCTGCGTGACTGGTGAACACTCGAAATCACCCGGTTTTTAACGTTAACTAGTGGACTCATGAAAGAAGTTAGATATGTATTATGCTTTCATCTCCATTATAGTTAAATATACGTCCGTGGACTTAAAATCGACATTCATGCTTGGGAAGGCTGATTCCCACGAATCTTATGGATAACCAAACACAAAACACAAACACAATGACGACCGCAAACCTCTCTTTCTTGAAAACGAATGGATTTGAAACTCAAGTAGGAGAATTCTCACATTTTCATTTTGTGGGAGCTCCCTTCTACTGCCCTCAAGTTAGAAAGGTTAAACCCAAATGCCCCCCACAAAAGGAAAAACCCAAAGCTCGCCCCTTGCCAAAGAAACACATTAAAATTCAACTTGATCCCTTGCCATTTGATTGGAGTTTGATTGATGTACCTTCCGACACTATTCGCAATACTGTGTTAGTGGAACAAGATACTATTAATCAAATTTCAAACAAATATAAATGGACTCGATTTTTACATGTTCCAAGGCAAACGGAACAAGAAGACATCGCCACTAAAATCATCTCAACTGCTCCTGTAGTTGAAGAACTACTCATAATTGGTAATGTTGAACCCAATCCAGGACCTTTCTCACTCGAAAAACATGCTAAAGCTCAAACCAAAATTCATTCCAATGGTTTATTTGAACGAACTGATCTCAAAACTTTCATCAATCATCTTGATCAGGCATTTAATAAACAAGCTTTATCCTTCTCATCAAAAGACACTCTCATAAAGCCTGTGGAACCCACTGAATGGAAATCAGAAATCTCAATAAAATTAGATAAAATTTATTCTTCTGAAGGCAGAGGAATAACAAAACTCGAATCTCAAGAAAATGCCATTTGGAAACTCCTATTGAATAATGAATTAGCAGCAGTATGGAAATTAAGTCTCAAACCATGGATGCGTGACTGGAAAAGAAAAATTGACAAACAAAGATCTCAGTTCTATTTAGAACACTTGCAAACTCAGTTCGCTTCTGGATTAAAATTACAGATGTTTGAAGGAGAAGAAAAAGAAGACACGAAAAGAAACTCAAAACGACACACGCCGCAATCTCATGATAGACTCGAAAGATTATCTAATTCTCATCCACAAGTAGCTTATGATCTGAAAACTAAAGCTGAAAAAGTATTATTAACAAAACGTCAAAATGCCCAACTTAGACAACAACTCAAAGCCCTTCAAAAACCCGAATTGCAATTTAAATTTACTATCCCTGTTGAAATCTCATTCGAATCTTTCACCTCACTTTTTGATAGATTCGTTGCTAGTCTCCCTCCTGAAATAAAGAAAATAGCTAAATGGGCAGATCTTGGTGCATCTGTATGGATCCTCTTTTTTGATACATGCATTGCAGCAAAATATCTCGCTTGTAGAACTATTTATCATCTCTTAGGTTTAGGTGCAATGTCTTTAGGAATTTTTACTGCTCTCATTTTTCAAGTTATGCGAATCATAGGTTTTGTTGACTCACCTCTCCCTACATTAAATTCTTTTGCTCGACAATCTCCATTAGCTGTCCTTATGACTCTTGTTCTCACTTTTTTATTTCGAAAACAACCCGGTAAATCTCGCGTTGATGCAGCCTTAGCAAATATTAAAGACTTGCCTTTAGCATCAAGCGGAGTTGATCTCTTAATCTCAGTTTTCGAAAAAGGGATAGCTTATGTCCGAAGTTTGTTTGTAGAAGAAGAAACTATTGAATCTCAAATTGAACACATCACTAAACGTGTTAAATATTATCTCTCAGTAGAAGGATCTAAGAAGATTGATTTAAATTTAAATGCTTTTGTAGAACTCGCAGAGTTGCAACAAAAGTCAATTGAACTTTTATCACTTTTCCATTATTCATCTGTTGAACGAATAGGATTTATGCCCGTTTATTTACAACTTAATCAATTATATCGTCGTGCTCAATTAACGCCTATTGCAGGACATGCTCATCGTAAAAGACCAGTAGTAACACATATTTATGGAGCTGCTGGTATTGGAAAATCTCGAATGGTAAATTTAATCGCAGCGGACACAATTGGAACAATTTTAACTTTAGATGGGGAAACTGGCACGTCTCTCAATGAAAAAGTGTCTAATTTTGAAAAGTACATCTACATGTCTCCAACAGGTTTAAAGTTTGAACAAAATTTCAATTCTCATTTTTCTCGAATATATGTTTGCGATGATGCTAATCAAGTAGATCCCTCATTTAAAACGGATGACATTCCTTTTCCAGTAAAATTGATCTCTCTCAACAATTCTCATGATCATATGTTACCCGTAGCTGAAGTAGACCAGAAGAAAGATGCCCGTTTTAATGCTGCCCTCATCATAGCAACTGATAATCAATCACTCCCAGATCTCAAATATTTAGCTAGTGCCGCTGCTTATCAGCGACGATTAGATTTTTCTTATGAATGTAAACTTTTACCCGAATACTCCATACGCATTAAAGCAGGAGATAAAGAACTCGATGTAGTTGATGAAACAAAATTAGATCTCTCAAAACCGAATACTCACATTTATCAATTTATCGATAACGTTACTCAAGAAACTTTTACTTATACTCAATTTATTTTAAAAATCGTAAAGTTATTACGTCGAGTGCATGCTCAACATGCATCTGATGTACAAATGTTTAAAAATTATGCTCTCACCTCCTTAGATAAAATTAAGCAATATGAAATTATCCAAACAGCTCTAGATGCAAATCCCGAATCTCAAGAAACCATTTATCTCCAAGTCCCAGTCAAAGAAATTTAGCAGAACTGACTGATGCAGAATTAGAAACACTTTTAACAAAAACAACAGCAGACGTCAACATCTCTCTCAATAGTGAATATTATGCAAAAACTCCTCCTCCTCAATTGCAAGTTCTCGAAGACCCTGTTGTTGAAGCATTCAATGAACAAGCCGAATCTCTCAGGAAAAGAATGTGTTCTCCCTGGAAAGTTAAAACAATAAATGTTCTTCTCAGCGTTATATCATTTCGATATTTACGTCGCATCAAAAAGATCTTCACAAAGCCAAAAGAAAATCGATCTCTCTTTTTATTTTTGACAGCTTTCTCTCTCATGGTGACAGGCTATTTAGCCTATCGCATCTTCTCAAAAGAAAAGCCAAATAAAAGAAAAGAAAAACGACATGCAGAAATATTTAATTATAATAATGGTGAAGCAACAAAATCGAAATCTCGTCCTCAACCATCTCGGAGCGCTCCTTATAAAGCGCGAAGAATGCATGGTTCTAGCTCAACTGAAAAAGAAATAATCTCAGATCTTGCTACTTTCTCTAATTCAGCGAATCTCGAAGTAGCTAGTTCCCTCTCATATGCAGTTCAAAAAATTTTATGTTCGAATGCGTATTTAGCTCAAATGATCTATATTGATAAAGCCGGTAATAAGCGTGGGCGTTTGTTGCGCGGTTTCTTTGTCCGTGGAACACAATTCATCGTTAATAGACATTTTGTCACACTCGCGCCTGGAGAATGGGAAACAGGAACAATTAATCTCTATAATGTATTTACATCTAAATTTAACATCCCAACGAATAAGGTAAAAGTATATGAAATGGAACAAGATGATACCGAAGGAAATGCACAACAAGGTTTTTACGACGTTGTATGTATTGATTTCGGATCAACAGTTCACACTCATGTAGATTTCACTCGAATGGCAAATAATAGTTTTATAAAAGAAGATGCATTTCAACATCTCAAACACAAGAAATGCTCAGTTTTTACAGTAATGATAAATTCTCAATTTGTTGCAGATACCACAGAAATTATTAAGATCTCAGATAAAGTGGCGTGGTACGCAGAAATTCAACACACTAAAATTAAGGACGTTTTGCAGGAAGCAATGGAAGCAACTGACGGAAACAATAACATAGTTTGCACCTATAAAACTCTCGAATATGAAATGCAAGGTGTAGAAGGTTATTGTGGAAGTGTTGTTGTTATGAATGACCCGGAATATGGTGGAAAGATAGTAGGAATCCATATGGCGGGCTATTGTAATAATGACACTAGTTATGCACAGACATTGCCGCGTGAAATGATTGACTGTTTGCTCCCCGGTTTGCAAGTTAGTATGCACAAAAATTTGAAAGAATCTCCTAGAACTTTACTTGACACCACTCAGTTCTCAGTCATTAAAGTTTTAGATCATCATTTGCGTTCTCCAACTCGCTCAAAAATACGCAAATCAATTATTCATGGAAAAATCTCACAAACTCTCAAAAGACCCGCAGTTTTAGGTATGTTTGGCGATCAGCACGTGGTGAACAAGGCTATGTTGAAATATACAGGGCCTAGTGTTGGTGTTGCGCAAAATCAAGAATCTATGTTTACATCGATTTTGTATTATCGCTTCAAACCAACACGACCAATCATCAAGTTCTCACGAGCTGTCGCTATAACAGGTATTGAGGGGAATCATTTTGTATTTGCGATCAATCGATCGTCAAGTGCAGGATATCCCTTAAATATTGAAACTAAAAAGAAAGGAAAGACTGAATTCTGCGGAGAAGGAAATGTGTTCATAACCGATCATCCTCGAGTGATGCAATTGCTCGACGATTATGAACAGAAGGTAGAAGAAAAAGAAAGACCCGAGTGCTATTTTGTAACAACTAGTAAAGATGAATTAAGGTTGATTAA